TTGCACCTCTAGCAGTTAAATATCCCCCTGTTCCAGCGACAGTGCCACCGAGTACAGCACCCTTACCGAATTCCTTAACAACCTCACCTGGTTTTATTTCACCAGTCTCAATCTTCTGTTGTAAAGCATTAGCAGCGCCTTGATATGTACCTATTTGTAATGAACCTGCGCCAATTGCACCACCTGCTTGACGTGAGAAATTTGCTATACTTTTACTAGTTATTTTCTTAGCTAAGTCAGTCTTAACTTTATTACGAACTAAGTTATTAAATATAGTCTTAGCAAACACCTTTTGCCCAACTGCTTTCCCAACTCCTGCAGTAAATACTGTTAAGGCTAAGTCTCCTGGTGATGCTATAAATGATAATATTTCTGAACCTAAATCCTCCAGTACCCCAGGTTCATATCCACTTAAATCAAACCTTTGCTTACCAGTTGCAATCTGTTGTGCCATTCCTTGTAGGGATTTATTATACCCAGACTTAACCATATTAGGCATAGAATCCCATATGGACTTACCATACTCAGTATCATAATCCTCTAATTGGTTCTTATAATGAGGGAATTTATGTATGAGACTTGTATATAAAGTATTATCATCTACATCGTTAAGATGTGGGTACTTATCTCTATAAGTTTGGAGTAAGTTTTGTTTATTCATTAATTAATTGGAATAAATGGATTTCTTGACCCCATCCCAGATGTACTCATCCATTCATCTCTGATTTCTTTCTTTTCTTTATCAGTAACTTCAGTAGATTCAAATAATGAATCGAAGTATTTAATCATATCATTATAATCCTTACCCTTATATCTTTTTTTAAATGCTTTTTCAATTTTACTATTTTTAAAACCTTCTACTGGATGGTAAAAATTACTTAAAGATTTTTTTATCCTACCCTCAGCTCTATCTATTTCTTTTTTTCTTTTGCCAGTTTCAGAGCCAAATGCATACCAACCCTTTCCACCTTTTAATTTTTCTAAATCTTTCAAGTCTTTATTGAACTGACCAACCTTGTAATCAGGGGTCTTACTTCTCGCTACTAATTCCTCTTCCTTATCTTTATCGAATAACGCTTGGAAAGTTTCTGTAAAGCCAGGCCCAGCTTCTGCAAATCCAGTTTCACCTCCAAGTAAATCGTCAACATCACCCACTGGATTAACACCACCATCAGGTATATTTATTCCACCATACTCTCTTATACCTGACATAGTAGCCTCTATGTCTGCTAACAAAGCAGCATGTGCTGGTGTACCAGCTACCGTTGTTTTTAATTGGTCTAATTGTCCAGCTAAAATTGTCTTACGAGCCTCGTATTCTCTCTCTTTACCTTTTGTTATTTGACCTATCTCAGAAAGCATTATTTGATTTGCTATAGCATTAGGGTTTTTAAATAACATACCTTTTAGAGAAGCCTCAGAATATTTATCAGTTAATCCAGGTGCTAAGTTAGATAAGTCATTTATAGCAGAATTTAATTGAGTATTCTTTCTACTTAAACCTTTCTCTCTTTGCTTTGCAATAGCAGACAATCTTGGGTTATCTGTCTTAAATGTATCTAAGAATTCGAGAGCACCAGCTAAATCTCCAGTTTCAATAAATGGGTTTAATGCGGTATCGTAATCTTCTTTCTTTTGATTGTAATCTCTGTCTTCTTGACCTTGATTAAATACTAAAGTTTGGCGCTTATCTACTGCGGCTTGCCTTCTATTTGCTACAAGTGTCTGTTCTTGATTGAAATCATTTTGTTCTTTAAGTTCATCAAATCTATCTTGCTCTAATTCAACTCGAGCATCTGCTCTTCTATCAGCCTTACGAGCTCTGATTTCCTCAGGAGAATAATAATCCCCCAAAGCAGAAGCTAATGCTTCCCATCCACTCATAGGGTCTTTTTGAACCAATTGAACACCTGGTCTTCTTATTACGTCATACTTAGTTGCCATAACTTTACACCTTTAATTTATTAATATTCCTTATTCTTGAGGTACATATTTCCCCTCTTCTTCAGACCATATATAAAAATCACCATTCATATATACCATACCTTGGTTAGATGTTGGCAATGTTGTAACTGTCTCAAAATCAGGCAAGTTTTCCATGGCACTTCCATCTACTCCAGCACCGACAATACCTTCACCTCCTGCATTATATTTCTGAGTACCTTCAGTTCCTTCTAAAGTCCAAAGCTGTGAGGTCATATCTTTCATATAATCTTCACGCATACCACGTATATCCTCAAATAATCCTCTATATTCTTTTTCACCTGCTCTTTCTTGAGCACCCATTAGGTCGCCTAATGTATCTTCTACACCCGCACTTCTAGCACCCATACCAGCAAATCCCTTACCAGCTCCTTGAGCAGCTTCCCTAGCCTTACCAGCTTTAGCACCACCAGACCTTCTAACAGATTCCAGATTACCATAATAATCATCAACTCTAGTTTCTTCCCTACTTACATCATACTCTTGAAATCTATCTGTATTATCTTTATTAGGTTCTATACCAGCAGAGCGATATATATCGTCTAGACTGGGAACACCTGACTCTGAATCTCCATACTCATATACATTACCACCATCCTGATAACCTTTAGGCTTAAACATTCCTTGCGTTCTCTTAGCAGCCTTACTCAATACTCCCATCATTTCTTCTTGGGTCATAATATCGCCAGCATTTTCTTTAAGAGACCTATACCTATTAAACATATTAGGATTTGGATAATGCATATCTTTTTGCAATTGCAGTAAATTTATATCACCCTGCATTCCCTTTAATTGACTCATGAGTGTAGCATCCTCATCTACAACACCAAGAGTATTACCACCTTCATATATAGAAGGGTCAGCCATTCTTTTATCAATTTCTAACGGGTCATTAACATTGCCACCGTGTTGAAATTTTTGAGCATCTGTCTGAGCTATTTGTTCTTCAAAATACTCTTTATCTATATATGGATTTATACCAGGATTCTTTTTTATACTACCACTATATTTCGGAATACCTAATAAACCTGCAAGTCCTTTATATTCCTTACTAGACTTAACTATATTATGAGGGTCTACTGAATAATCAGTTGTATCATCTGTCATCATTATGTGTCCAGACGGGCTACCTATTACAAATTGATCTACGATACCCATATCATCATCTTCAGCTACATTTCTATAGCTAAAACTTCTTGGGTCTTCGCTAGCATATGTCAGTGCTCTATGTTGCCATTTATCCGCTGTACTGGTATCCATATCTTCTTGTTGAAATCTAGATTGCCTACCCTTAGCTTGCATACTTCTATGATCCTGAGCTTCTCTAAATTCAACATCTTCAGGATTCCAATGAACACCCTTCCTGTATTCTTCAGCTCTGTCATAAGCCCTTTTCCCCCCTACGAAAGGAAGTACATCTAACATTTTCTCAAGTGTATTAGGAGAGTATTCATAATCTTTAGCGTGTTGCAATCCTACCTCACCACCTTCTTGCATACCTAGAGTACCTAAGGCTATAAGTTCATCAATGGCTCCATGTGATCCTTGGTTCTTATCAAAATTATTTAATGCGTGTAGAGCTGGTTGACCTATCTTTTGAGCCGCATCTCTTCTGATCACGAACTCACCAGGTTCTAACATTGCAGGTACTGTGTCTGCCATAATACTATCCTTAATTTATCTTCTTGGAAGAGGTTTAGGAGCGAGACCCTCAGGGCTATGAAAATGTCTCCTTGGTAACATACCTAATCTCCTATCTTGTCTTCCGAATATCCTACCAAATTCACTTGCCCCATAACTATTAAGTAAATCCATAAGGTCTTTATCACTTAGTTCAGCATCTTGAACTGGAGCTGGTCTCCTCATTTCATAGTCAACACCAGGGTCTACTTCCATTAGTCTTGGCCCACGAGATGTATGACTCATTCTTTGAGGCATTTGTTCGTATAGATTGTCAACCATTAATTGGTCTATTGCCCCATGAGAACTCATTGGGTTAAACAATGGAACATTGCCACCGTTTTGAAATCCCAATAGACCCATTATTCCCTTTTTAGGAGCTTGTTTTGGTTCAGAGAAATAATCATCAATAAGATTGGAGGGTATAGAATCTTGAGGTGTATCTTGCATTTTTACCATTGCATCATGACCAGCCAACTGCTTTGCTAAAGAAAAATTAGGACTATTACCTTCTCCTAAATAATATCTTGAACCTCCGCCTCCACCAACTTCCGAAGCTGGGACTTCCATTATTTGTTGTAATACACCTTCAGGATTTATATTTGCGGAATAAGGAGTAGCCCCTCTTATAGTTCCACCATTTTCATAACCTTTAACATATCCACCTTCTGCCATATAATCTTCTATTAATTGAGGAGTAGTCATTGGGTCTCCACCGCCACCTACTGCTACATCTTCAACTAATGGGTTACTTGCAGGTAGTTCTAATCTTGTAACTTCATCTGGCATCTCAAAAACTTTATCCATTGTACCAGTCATCTCTAACTCTGGGCTTTCAGGAAGGGCAGCGCCCTCTTCGCCAAATACTTTACTTAAACCAGGAACCTTTGCTTTAGCATAGTTTTTTGCGTAGTCAGAACCACCAGCTGTAAGAAATCTTGTTCCTCCTGCTTTTACAGCCTCGCCTAACTGCGCTTCCTCGTTACTTTTCTGAATATCCTTAAGCGTATCATATTGACCACCTAATAATCCAGTGCTAGATTCTTCTATTGCTTGGCCTTTACCAGCTGCTTTACCTCCAATAAACCGACCTAATCCAGAGCCTATACCTTTTGTAGCGGCGCTACCGAGTGGAGTTGCCATTAAAGCAGCCGTAGCAGGGTTAGACATCATAGCATATTGAAGACCTTTTTCCCCCAACCAACTACCTGCCTTTTGCAGCCAGCCTCTTTTCTTTTCATGTTTAGCTATGTCTCTAGACTGCTCTTCTATATCTTCCTGAGTTTGCCTAATATCGCTACCTAATTGTCCACGAAATTGAGCACCAGATAAACCTGGGATATATCCCCCTGTTTGAAAACCCATTAATGGAACTTTTTTACCTTTATTTATCCACATAATATTATCCTTATATTGTTACTTCTATTCTCCAAACGGAGGTTATCCAAAATTCTTTAGAACTTGTTACTATACCAGCATCTGATGCATCTAATGTTATTGCTACAACATCCCCAGCTTCTATAGTAGGGGTTGCACTCCAATCTGATTGACCAATTGTTATTGAGGTGTAGTCTGTAAATGTACTTGAATGTGTGTAGTTACACACAGCGTCTGTAGTATTATCACCATCATCTATTTTCTTAATTGCAAACACTATATCATCTGCATTATCATCTAGATTAGGTGGTTTAAATATTAATTTATGGCAAGTCATATTGAATGGGGCTAAATAACCAGTTGAGCCCCTCAAAGCTGTTAAATCTGTAGTATTCCACCAAGGTAGATATGTTTCAGTGGTATCTAAATCTTTAGCAAAGTTATGAGAAAATGTACGATAGTCTATGAATTTATTAGTATACTTTAATACATTAGTAGTTAAAGTTTTATCAACATGCTGGTCTCCATTGGAGGTCATATACATCTTGTATAACTTACCAAACTTCTTTCTATATAACGCCAATTGGCTATTAGACTTTTTCTCAATTGCTATCTGCCCATCTAACATACTATTAATAGAAGGCTTCCCCTCAAATTCAATAGAACCTTGCTTACTATTAGACAACTTCCTCATATCTCTATCGGTTAAAGCCATTACGATGCTTCCTTACCACGTATGGTTCTATATTCTATTGTCATATCATTGATCTCGAAAGTACCAGAACTTGGAAGATTAAATCTTAATTGAATACTTTGACAGGATATTGGGCTTGCAGGTTTAAATACTGCAACATCCCAATCACTTGATGTTGGTAGGGTATCACTATCCCCAGCGCCAGTAGTAATTGTACCATCTCCATGAGTTACATCTGTGAAACTTGGTCTACCATTAACTGCGTATTCCATTGGGTTTGCTTGAGTAGCACTAGACTTATATGTAACCACTATCTTATAAACCTTTTTAGTTAACCCAGGTTCACCAAAATCTATATCTCTTGTAACCACTTCTTGATCTGATGAGGCCAGAGAAACAGGAAGGAACTTTTTAAATTCAATTGCACTACTATTAGTTAATCCAAATGTTAAATTATTATTCCAATCCACTATAAAGTTTGTAGATATGTGACTATCTGAAAATAAACTATTATGATAAACCCATCCTCTACTATCAAAGTCATATATCCAACCAGTATTTGAAGTAGTAGTACTATCATTTGGACTTCTTACCATTAAAAGAGAATTACTTATAGGATCATAGCCTAACATGACATCCTTAGTCAATGCGCTTCCACGATACCAACTTTGCCAATTAACATTTGTTCCTGTATATGAAGCCATACTAACTGCTATTTTTCTATCAATAAGATTATTAACCTTTGAACCATCGTATAGATAGCATCCATCATCTGAAGCCCATGCTATTCCATTCTTTGTTTTAGTTACACTAAATGGAAAGTTAACTCCGAAATGTTTTACCGTTTCTTCAAGATACCAATTAGATACACTAGGGCTTGCTATATTTATAATATGAACAAGATTATGCTTGAACGCTAATAACCTATCAGCATATGATTCAAGGGCAGTATATTCACCGTAATCACCTTTGGATACATCTATGAAATTATGCTCTACAAATGTATCAAACTTACCCAACTCACTATACATTATTCTATCACCAAACTTCTCTAACTCCCCACCAGTTCCTTTTATTTTTACATTAGCAATAAATGTTCTTCTGTTCGCAACTACGGAAGACTTATATATCTCACCCTTACCACCTATGGCTACAAAATTAACATCAGGGCCAAAACCATTTATCGTAGTATAAGTATCTATACCTGGTCTAGGTATGTTACCAGTAGCATCACCCTCAAAGTAATACCCATCATCAGCATCAGAATCATATGTCCAAGGTATATGATCACCCTCCATGGTAGTCCTAACACCTTTAACTATATCTATATCTGCTATCAATATAAGGTCATCATCAGTACCACTTAATCTCGTATAAACCCTTCCACCAGTTATCCTACCATTATAAACCACATCTGCAAATATAGATAATTGTAGTGATTTTTGTCCAGCGGCTGTGTGAGTAAATGTAAGTATAGTACTTGCACCATTACCCATTTGAACTGGTATAGACTCTTGATTGCCATCGTATACGAATGACTGATAGAACTCATAAGTACCATCTTCCCATTCACCTTTTTCACTTCCATCACTTACAGCTATATTAAATCCTAGACCACGTTCTATAATAGGTGTATCTTGATCTGAGTATGTATCTGGGGCAGTTCCACCAGTTAAAGCGCCACCATAAGCCCTACTATATGTTATTGTAGTTTGACCTTCAGCAGCTGCTTCTTTCTTGCAAAATAAGAATTCCTTAGGAAAGTCACCAAGTGCTTCGTCAATAGTTATAACTTCCCCTGTTGATGCTTGGTCTAGAATATCTGCTGGAGTTGAATTTTCAAATGTAAATGCTGTCGTAGAGTCATTATGAGAAC